TATGCAAACTTATCTGAGCTTTCTAAAAAGAATTTCTCAGCACTTGCTGTTACGGTTGATGTTACTGTTACTTGTACTGAGTCACTATATGTTGCAGTTGCTGTAGCAGTAATGGCAGAATTTTGTGTTGACGTAGCACTACGCTCACCTACAATTTGACCACCACATGAAATACTACTTGTAACAGTAACTGTACCACCAGTATTTCCTAAGAAACCACCTAAAGCAGATATACTACTAGCTACCGTAGAGGTTGCAGAACCTAAATGTATACGCTCACAACTACTTGTTGCACTAGATGTAGCAGTAACTACTGTCTGTAAATCAGCATCACCCGCAAAGACATTTCTACCATATAAGCCTGAACCATATACGTATCTATCTGATTCTTCTAGTACAAACTGTTCCGCAGAACAAGTTGCGCTTGAAGTAGCAGTTATACTTGCACTCGCACCTATAGCAACAACGTAATTTACATTGGCTACACTTGATGTGGCTGTTACTGTTGCTGAAGCATCTTTTACATCACCTACACTAGAGCCAAATGTTCGTAAGCCATAATACGATTCACCGTATTCAAAAGCCATCGAAACTTACTCTATTAGTTTAGCGTAATATCTAAGTCACCTGATGGAACACGAAATACATCACCAGTATCAATAGTTTTGCTCGATGATAACGTAGCATATGCCATTAAGTTACCTGATGTCTGAGCATCGTAAACACCAACGTGTGTTACTGTACCCCATGAACCTGTAGCTGTAGGAAATTCTACTGCCGCATTGTTCGATGTTGTATTACCTGATGTAGTAAATGCAACTGATTGTCTAGCATATGCAGAGCCTGATAACTCAGTTACTGAACCTGCTTCACCATCAGCTACTGCTGTAAATAACGCTAGGTAATGTGTGCCGGGAGCTGTGTAAGCCGCACCTGCAAATACGTGGTCTAAGATTTCTGTTTCTAAAAAGTTTGTAAAACTCATACTAATCCTCTCACTTTCATTGTAAGTCCTGACCCACTATAACGTGCTTGGTCAGAATATTCATTTAATCTAGCAACTGCGGCAGAATACATCTGCGCCCAAACTGCTACCCTTTGGTCTTCTGCTAAATACGGTGCTGAATGTAATAACGCTCCATAGAGGTATACATCAGGTGCTTCTAGCAAAAGCCAGTTATCTGAGTTACTACTAAGGGATGGTACTTTCTGATAGTAAAGCAACTCAAAATCTGTGTCTACTGACGGTGTTGGGTACAATTGAAATTGTCCATCTGCGTGTGTGTACATACGAGGTGTGCCTGTAGCATCCTCATTTGCGGCTCGTTTGTCAGCCATAGCATCTCTAGAGACAAGGTTTACAACTGAAGTGCCTGTGCCTGTAAGATGTAATCTTATTGTTTCAATCCAGTCTGATGGCACTTGCATGTACTCATCACCACTAGATTGTTGTCCACTAGACCTAGCTTCCATCTTGTAGTGTCTAATGTCTCTGTTAATTTGTGCCTCAGCTAGTGTAATAAAATCAGGTATTACTGCTGTAAGGTCATCTCTGTTTAGGAAGTCAGCTATAGAAGCTTTCAATCCTGTGTAATTAGATAAAGCCATGTTACATCCTCAATCTATATTGATTCTCTAATTCATATTGTGATACTAAACCATCTTTTATACCTTGGTAAAACGCAGGTAATGACTCAGGCTGATTTGCTCTTAACCATGCCTCTTGTTCTAATTGTGTGGGTGTTAATGCTGTGATACCTTCACGATTTCTAAATGCATTCATTGCTTCATCTGTTAATGTATCTCCACTAAATCCATAACTAACTGTATTACCATCTTCTGTAAATGTATATTCGTTACCTAGTCCAAGGTTTTGTAGTCCTGCACCAACTGCTCCTGCTCCTGCCATCATCATTGGGTCTGTGCCACTAGCATTATATGTTTTGACACCTGCACCTGTGTGATGACTTAATTCACCTGTATCCATTACTCCTTGAGGTACAGCTTGTTGTGCCGCAGGTTTTATACCTTGCATAACACCACCGCCTAAAGCAGAACCACCACCTGCATATAATTTCACAAATTCTTCAAATGTTAAACTTCCGTCCGGGTTTGGCATAGCTTCTCCTGTTTAATTTAGCAGTAGTATATCACTTCTTTTTCTTTTTTTGCTGACGTTTTAATCTTTCTTCGCCTAATTTAATTGCTCTATCAATTCTTTCTTCAGTTAAAAGTGTATGTAATTTTTGCCCCATCAATGATTTATTTTGTGGTGCTATATTTGTTTTAATAGTTTCTGTTGTTATTGGAACACCTTTTTTTGTTTGTGCATCTATTAAATCTAACAAACTAACTGGTTCTTTGATGCGACCTTCAAAACTACCACCAACAGCTTTGTTATAAGTTCTGTGTGGTGAATCTAAAATACCTTTAGATATATCTGCTTCCATAACATTGTGCAATGTAAATGGGTCAGTAAATAATTGTGTTGGGTCTGCATTGGCTAGTTGATGCTCTAGCATCGAACCTATTTTGTGTTTAGCATTAGTATCTAAATGTCCAATCAAAGCGATACGTTGCATTCCTGTTAACTCAGTTAGGTCTACATTTTTAATACCTTTAAAGTTAGGATTTAATTTAACTTTTTCACTTGGTTTTATTTTTTTGCCATCTGCATCTTTATAATGTTTTAGGTACTCTTGCGCCCTAACTTTATCATCAATAACTTTCATTTCTGCATCAGTCAAGTTAGCTCTTGCCGCTTGTATCATTGTGTCTGACATTTGTACTGAGAAGTTAATAGCACCTCCACCCATTTGCCAAGGCATTATAAGTGGTGGGTCTTTACTTAACTTTTGTGCTTCAGTAAGGTTGTTCATTAACGCTGTCATTGCTTTTTCATCGTTTGCCCAAGCTAAATCAGGATTGTCTAATGCAAATGCTTGACCTCCTTCATCTTTACTACCTTGAGCAAGTTCTTTACCTGCAACTTCCATAGTGGTTTGACCTGTTGCAGATGTATCTGCCATTGGAAATATAACTGACCTTCCTGCGTAATCACGCAAAGAAACTGGTTCTTCTGATAACAATCCACCTTCTTTAACATAATCAGGAATAATTTCTTTGTTTTCTAAAGCTGTTCTTAAATCATTATCCATGATTCTATCTTTACCATAACCTGCGGCTAGTTTTTGTGCCTCAGTTGCATCTAAACCTTCGTACCTTACAGCATCACTTAATAATCTTCTGCCTTCTGAAAAATCATCACCTCTTAGCAAAACGTCATTAACTAACAAATAACTTGGCATTTGTTCTCTTCTTTCTTTTGCTGACATTGCAACACGCTTTTGGGTTTCAAATGCCTCTAGCTCACCTAATACTTTGTTTCTGTAGTTCTCAGTACCTTGTATAGCAGAATATCTTTCCATGTTTACAATATCTTCTTGTAAAACTTTAATACGTTGTGCTATTGCCTTTTTCTCTTCTACTGATGTTTTAGGGTCATCAAATTTTTTGTTTAATGAATCTATTTCAGCACGTGCTTGTACAACACTACCATCAGCATCTAAAATTTTTGCTTGTTCTGCTCTAGGTGAACTTCCTCCTGCATGACCTTCTATATTTTGACTAGCATGTTGAATTTCGTGTAATACTTTTCCAAGTCCTAATAGTCTTTTAGCTTCAGGACTTGCACTATATTCTTCTAATGATTTTGTAGCCATAGGGTTAAACCCTACTTCAGGATTACCACCATCCTTGGCAAAATAACCAAATGTACCTTTATCTAAATTATATCTATATGGTTTCACATCTATGTCTTTTAATTCAGGAAGTGCTTCTAGTAAACCTGAATGACTTAAATAATCGTCACCTGTTATTATCAAATTAGAATCCATAGGAAGGTCAGATATATCTTTTAAACTTGCTCCTGAGTCATCTATCTCAGTTCGCCATTTACCATCTTGAGCTAGAGCAAATCCTGTTTCTTTCCATATTGTGTTAGCATCAACACCTTCACTATGTAGTTTTTTAGCTTTATTTAATTCAGCAGTTCTTCCTAATTTACGTGCCGCTAATTCACCTACCATCATTTGTGTTCCGATGGTATTGCCAAATGGTGCTGTTGCAGTTACTACATTCTGTAGTTTGTCTTCTAATTTTTTAGAAAGCCTCAATGCACTATTTGGCATTGATGCCCATGCTAGTATCCCATCTAATCCATATTGTTGAAAAATCTCACGTCTAACTTGTGGGTCGAGCAAGGCTTCACCTGCCATCTCCATCATTTTTTCATTTTTTGTTACTTCTTCAGGTTGATTCTTTTTTAATAAATCAAACAAGCTATCAGGTAATACTGCATCATAAAATACATCTGAGGCATTCATCATTACACCTTGACCTATACCATGAACACCTTCAACAAACTCTAATGGATTGTATATTGCACCCACTACCTCTTTAGCTAGACGTGGAACTTGCGATGGTAAATTGTATATAGTATTGCCTAATGATTCTGAAAAATTAGCTTCAGTTGTTGTAGGCTTACCTTGTAAAAGACCTTCAGGTACTCCAATATTTTTTAAACTAGACCAGTTTTCATCTATGTTTTGTTTAACGTTTTCTTCTGAAAACAAATCAAGAACTCCATTACCAAAAATTTCAGCTTTGTTATCCCATAGGTTTTTGAGAAAACTACTCATACTACTCCTTGCAAGTTTCTCCTTAATGGTTTATCCCAGTTCTCATTAAAAGGCTTGTAGCCTATTGCAAGATACCTTGTAGCATCTGCACCATGTGAACTCCAATCGTGTCTTGGTCTCATCCTCCAAGTCTTACCATTATCATCCCACTCTCTACTGTAAGCCTGTAAGGAATCGATAAGTTTCTCACATGATACCTCATCAAAATAGCATTTGTCTAGCATTGTTCTGACTTGTTGTATGCCATCATCAATCAATAACTGTGGTGCTATCTCTATGTTGTTAACTCCTAAGTCCTCAAGCATTTCCATTCTACTCTTACCTGTGCCTAATTCCCTAACTCTAACATCATGTGGCAATACGTGTTGTTCGTAGACATAACCTTTGTCTTGCAACACCTTGACGTAATGCTCTAATCCTACACCTGAGCCTTCATAATAATCAATAATATGTATCTCAGCTCCTATGAATTGTGCAAAGACTATTGACGTGCTGTCACCAATGCCTAAATCCCAACTCGTGACTACACCTTTTGACCTGTCGTATCTGACTTCAGTAATTCTTTTCTCATCTCTTGCTCTGCGTAATTCAGCAGAATAGTATGCACCCTCTGAAAATATTAAGAAACCACCTTCCCAAATGTGTTCATACATATCAGGACGTTTCTCTTTATCTTCTAGTCTCTGCTCATTGAGCGTAGTTGGAAACCAAGGATTGTCTTGCCAATTCATGCTTACAATCTTAGAGTTATTAGGAAAGTTATCTCTAAATCGTTCATGTGTAGCTGAATATTTAGACTCAGGATTCCACGTTACCCACACCTCAGAATTAAATCCTATACTCTTATCTTCCTCTCTGACCGTTGGCAACAACAAATCCCAAGCACGTCCTGAGACCGACTCACTTTCATCGACCCATGCTATGAGAATACGTGACTGTGATTTAATGCTATCAAGTGAACGTCTTAGTCCTGCAAAAGTGTAAGTTATATTGCCATCTTTAGACCTGATAAACTTTTCACCTATTTCATAGTAATCTGCTAACCAATCAACACTCAGTATTGCAGACTTTATCTCAGCCATTGATGACTCACTAAGAGAGTTCATAAACTCACGTCCACAAAGTATTGTACCTCTCACACCTGACATGCCCCAACGATAACCAAAGACTGCTGTCATTAATGCAAAGCTTCTTGTCTTGCCTGAGCCACGTCCGCCGTATGCTCCACGTATTCTCGCTGTGCCTTCAAAGACTGGGATTAATTTATCAGGTAGTTCTACTTCAGCTACTTGACTCATTCTTGCTAACTAATTGAATAACAGTTGGCTTCATAGATTCATCACTAGATGTTATNTCTTGCTCCATCTTATCGTGGTATCCATGCTTACCTAAAACAAGCTTAGTTATCGCTGAATTAAATGTGTTGTTGAGACCATTGTTTACAAGAGTTTTAGCTTGAACTTGCATACATCTGCCTAATATGTCGGAAAACCCTTTATCTTTTTGCTTTGCCCAATCGTATAAAGTGTCTCTNTGAAGACCTAAATGCTCTGCCATTCCTTCAATNCTNGGAATCATATCACCATACATTTCGTAGTCATTAATGTAGGCTTGAGCTTTCTCTTCTATCTCTTTATTCCATTTAGTTGGTCTAGCCATATTTATCTCCTAATTAGTTAGGACACTCTTCATCAACACTCACTAAAATTTGAAGCACCAAATATAGTACGGGAAAATTATAAATGTCCTAGCAAATTACTCGTCTAACAAAAGTTTTCTCCATCCTACTGGCAACTTCAATTTATATCCCGGTATCAATTCTCCTTGTATGTAATCTATACAACTTGCGATATAAATACCCATTTCTTTAGTGTTCATCTTTTTTGTAGATTTTAACCTTTTATGTGTCTTACCTGCAACTGTCTCATATGTTACATCTGTTAACTCTTCACGTAAATGGTCATGCATTACTTCTTCAGAGCAATGAACTTCTTTGCGTATTTGACCTACAATTACCCAGTACAAATCATTTTGTTCGGTTGTTCTTGTATTTCTGTTTTCCTTAATTGTAATAACTGCCTCCTCAGCATTAGTCTCCCTAAAAAACTTTTTAACTTGACTCTCCACAATCTCAGCTTTAGGTTCATTACGTTTTAATAATCTAGTTAACGATTCACTCACAATAAATAATCTCCTTAATGCTTCACTTGTACCCATAATCTTCGCCAACAATTCCTGCCTTAACTAACAGTCTTTTTGTTCTAGTAACTGCAAACTCAGCCATCTCATCAATAAAGTATGGCTTATAGTAACTGTGTGACTTCGTGTCGTACAGCGTGTGACATGCCGAACAGCCAAAGAACCCTATGTCTCTACCAAGCTCATCTGTGGTTTTTTGACCCATCCCTGCACCATTTAAGTGACAAAATACAACCTTCTCATTGTTTACACCGGGGTCACACACATCACTATTGAAAGTGCATGGTGAACCTTTAGCGGCTTTAGTTATTTTTGTTTGTTTCAATGACCTATACCCCAATCAATAAATGCTTCTATAACATCAGCTACTGAATATACTACAGCAACTTCTGCACCATTAGCTTCTAACCTAGCTATAAATTCTTTCTGATTTTTACTCAGTCTACCTTTAGGTGTTAATGTTTTAGGTTTTTTAACTTCTAAAAAATAACTCATGCCTTCCCAAACAAAACATATATCAGGCACTCCACTTTTAACACCTTCAGCTCTAAATTTTTTTGCCTCTATTTTGCTACGTTTACCACCATTAGGAATAGCGAAGTAACACATACGTCTAATATCTAAATAGTCACAAATAGCTTTTTGAACTTCATGCTCTTCGTTTCTCATTTTGCTTTAGCTTTATCCATAACCATGCTAAATTTTAATTGGTCACATAACGCTATGATTTGGTCTTCAATATCAGACTTTAATTTTTGGTCTTCAATTTTACTAAGCAAACTCATCAGCTTATAAATTGTCTCAGCTACATCTTCATTAGACATTAGCTTCAGTTTTGTGCTGTAAATTACTTGCTACATTTGCATTACTATCTAGATAATTAGCAATGCCATAGATTGCCCAATGCAAAGTAGGTTGGTCTCTTTTAATTCTATGAGTTAATCCACTCAACGAACAACCTAACAATTTAGCACACTCAGGTTGAGTAATACCTAATCGTTTAAGTTCAGCAGGAATAGAATGATAATATATTGTTTTCATGTTAATAATATATTGTAAAAGATTCTATTATATCAATTAAGATATTTTGTGTTAGTTGGTTTTACTTTTTTTTTCTAGTTTTTTATTTCGCTTTCAGCGAGTCTCTTATTACTGCCGCATCGCTTCGCTCTTTGCCGAGCTAAAGCTCTTTTTTTTAAGCTCTTTAACTTATCCGGTAATTCCTGAGCTGATGTTTCGGAGCAAAGAAATCCCTAACCACTCAGTAAGCAGTTAGAGATTCTCATCCGTATAAGTCCTTCGCAGTATTTATCCGTATGCCTGAAACGATTACAGCTAATCAGGTCAGAGTCATCGCTACCTTGTAATAGGTACTTAGCCTTCTGCACTCTGCATTGGATTAAACTTACTGCCCAAGGTGGTTACCAATATAAGCGTGTTCATAAATCCAACATCAATCAACAGCTAGTGGAATACGTTTGCTAAATCTCTTTTATTTTATAGAGGTGTGAGTGAAACCAAATGGCTAGACATATCACCTCTCGTATTCTGAAAGTTGCCAAGATGTTATAAGATGGTATAATAATTCTCAAACAGCAGGGGCAACTGCCAGTTTAGCAAGACCTCTAGAGCCTCAACTCTAGGGGTTTTGTGTTTTCTAAGTATCCGAAAACTCTAAACCACGAACTGCAAATCATACTCTTTTTTTTGCTGTGTATAAAACTTTTTTTTAAAAATAGTGTTTATTTAATTACACAGAACATATCATATACTGTATAATGACCTTGTCATTGAGAGAAAAATGACACTTTTAACTAACAATATAGGAGACGCAAATGTCAACTTCACTAGCTAAACAAAACGAAAGACTAGCAGAAATATTGCTAAAAGAAATAACTCTTACAGTCACTACTAGAACTTCAGGAGTTATATCAGAATCAGAAATGATGGACAAATTGATACCACTAATAAACATGGCAAAGTCACTACCATCATCGATACAAGTAATAAATAAATAATTTTAACCGGGGAGGGCAACCTCCCCAACATTATAGGAGATACAAATGAATACTGAAAAATTGCAAAATCTAGTACAAAAATCTTACAGCGATTGGACTCAGGAAGACCATGACCAAGGCTTCAAAGTAACTTACTCTCAGCATGAAGAGATGGATTACGAAAAATGGGGCAAATCAGATAACGATGGAGATTGGACTTATACGGTTTATCGAGCTAAGTACCAACCTAAAGGATACTGGGGCAGTTCAATAATTGCAGTCGAGGTATCTGACAGAGGTGTTAACTTTAGCAGGTCAAGTGGCGGTGATATTGGTGATGTTACTGGTTTAGAGCAAATGGAATGTTTTGAAAATGCTTTAAGACACGCTAAAGAATTTGCAAACAACTTTAACAAATAGGAGATAGTATGAAAATTATTAAAAACACATCGTTGTTTCAGACTAAGAAACTTAACAGTCTGTTTTGTCATGTGCATAATCAACTTGCTCAGTATGAAGGTAGATTACCACATTGGAAATACTTAAAAATACAAGTTATGGACAAAGTCAAAGGTAGACATGCAAGTGGCTGTGCATACCTTGGACAAGTTTATGGTAGAGGTGCTGATATGTGGTGTTCATATAATGTTGACACTTCACTTGAACGCATGGCACAATTATTTGCTCATGAGTTAATGCACTCTTATGGATACAGACATTCTCAGTTTAGGAGTAATCCACTAGAGCCACATCACATTGAGGAAATCAACAAGAAGTTTAACAAAGATGATTTTTATAAATCTAATGCGATAAAGATTGCAAAACAACGTAGAAAACCAAAGCGTGATTATTACAAAGAGTGTATGGATTTATCAGCTCTTCATTCATGGTTGCATTTCTATATAAAAAGTCCGGGTTATCAACATGACATGAACATTGAAGTAACTGATGAGCGATTAGATTTTGAACATTTTTATGATGATTGGTTAACTTACACAGACAATACTTGGACATGGAGACAAGCTTACAATTTTGCTCAAGTTTTAATTAAAGGCAATTTGCAAAAAGTTAAGACTGAGAATTACACCGTAGGCATGAACCCTGACTGGGAGGAGTAAATTAAATGGGGAAGAATATGAAAATAAACTTCCCCAAACATATCGTAGATGATATAATCACATTGTGATTGATTGAATCACATGACAAACATAGGAGCTAAAATGAATAAAATTAACACACCTACTAACATCAAGCCTGAGCTTGTTGAGAAAGATAAACAACCTACCTACTGTCTTAATTGTGGTGACAGAACTGGTTACGGTTTTGGTAAAGAGCCAACTCGTCATGACATACATTGGTGTTCATCACCATGTTGGCAGAAATACCTAGGGGAGAAATAGTATGGAAACTCAATACGATTTCTTACGTGGTGACAACTACGAAACTGAATGGCAACACAACAAGGCTGATGCACTCGATGAGTGCATTATCCTAGCCGGTGAATTAACACTTGCAATTGAGCATCTAGTTGATGAAGATACATCAGCAGTTGAACAACGCAACATTACTGAAGTTTATACTGCGGTCAAGAAGATTGCAGAGTTGCGTTATTACGAGTTTACTGCAATAGTCGAGGGTAAGTATCAAGTCTATGAAGAAAAGCTTGAATATGACTTTACTAAGCAGTTGATGGAGTTTTTAGATGATACACTTGGCTACAATTATAAGGAGCTATTCGTATGAGTATTTCAGATTACTATTATGATGAGATTAACTCTGTAGATAATCTCAGGGAACTAGCAGAACAAGAACCTAATATTCCGGAGGATGACGATGAGTAAATTAATCGGTGCGAAGGGTATTAGACTTAGTGCGAGAAGTGGTCGACCTGACGATTCTCGCAAAGCTAGACGTAAGTTAGAGAGACATAAATTAAAACAAGCTAAATTATTAAGGAGAAAAAAATGAGCAATCAAAAAGATAAAGTTATTGCATATGTTAGAACTTATGGAAGTATTACACCACGTGAAGCTATCGACACTTACAGCATCACAAGACTTGCGGCTGTGATATTTGATTTAAAAGAACTAGGTCATGTCTTTACAACTACAATTGAAAAAGGCAAGAACAAGTTTGGTGAACCATGCACATGGGCAAAGTACACTTACATGGGTATGAAAAATAAGGAGAACCTATAATGGAAAATTTAGCTACAGTTAACATTAAAGGCAAAGAGTACGTTGAGGTTAAAACACGTGTTAAATGGTTTCGCAAAAATATTGAAGGTGGAACTATAGATACAGAGCATGTACACTTTGATGGTAAATCTATTATGTGTAAGACTAAGATTTACATTGATAACAAATTAGTTGCTACTGGTATGGCATATGAAGAAAAAGATGCATCACTAGTAAATAAAACTTCTTTTGTTGAATGCTGTGAGACTAGTTCTGTGGGTCGTGCTTTGGGAATGTTAGGGATTGGTATTGACCAGTCAGTTGATACAGCAACAACAATTGGTGCGGCTATTGCACAACAAGAAATTATGGAACGTCAGGAAAGTTTAGTTAATTACAAAGCTGAAAACTTATCTGCACAACTAATGATTGCTATCGAGAATGATGATGAAGCAGGTATCTCTGAAGTCGAAAACGATTACAGAGGTGACAAAGCAGTTGCAGAAGCAGTCAAAGCTAGTTTAACTCCTGAGCATGTTGAGTACATGGAAGAACGTAAAGAACGTAAACTACTGGAGCGCAGAGAAAAAGCTAAAGCTAAACATGAAAGTAATGTTAAAGCGGCTAAAAAGTTTGCTGAGAAACAAAAAGACACAGAGGCTGAGTAGCACCTACGCTGTTGTCGGGGTCTCCTATACCTCGTTAGTTAAAGACAAACGCTACTGGATTGACTGCCCTAAGCAGTCACCTAATTTAATTTAAGGAGATAATATGAATAAAGTAATACTTCAGGGAACGTTATCAGACGAGCCACAATTCAAACCAACACAGAAAGGTGGTGTTGTAGGATTGTTAAGAATAGAAACTGTTGAGCATTGGACTGATTATGAAACTGGACAACCTAAACAAGCATCACAATGGCATAGAACTGTTTTGTTTGGTAAATTAGCTGAGACTGCACAAGCTATGAATTTAAGAAAAGGCAGTACCCTAATAGTTGATGGACAGTTAACAACTAGAAGTTATGTAGATAAGACTGGGCAAAAGAAATGGACTACTGAGGTTACATTGTCAGGGTTAAAAGGTTCGATACAGAAAATAGACAGCCAAGGTCAATATGATGGTGACATAGAGGTTGGAGAGGTACTTGAGCCAACTGCTTCTCAGCAAGTTATTCAGCCTGTTACTAAAGATGACTTTGAAGATGACTTGGAGGACATACCGTTTTGAAAAAACTAACACTAATATTTGCACTAGCCTTGACTGGTTGTAGTGTATTCACAGACAGACTATCTGAACAAGAACCATTGTTAATACCACCTAGTGTTATTGATGATGACCCCGGTCAGATAATTTGTAAAACTGAGTATCCAAGAATGTGTGATGGATTCTTAACTGATAAACCAATTGATATTGAGGAGTAAATATGAGTATATTTAATCGTAAGTTAGACAGGTACAAGCCATACATAAGTAGGTCATTAAACATTGAGTACATGAACAAAAACTTTACAAAAGAATCATTAGAGAAAGTTTGTCGTAAATACAATTATGAGATTGACAGACGTAAGAAAATGTCAACGATAGTGGATGAAATCTATGACCTTATTGTTTGAGACTTTTGTACCAGTAATTGTTTTAATAGGAGCTTGTCTAATCTCTATGGGTTTAGTCATGCTCCTGATGTCACTAGGTTTACCTGATGAAGAAAAATAAATTTACTGATGAAGAGCTTATGCAATTTGCCGACAAGGAAACCTCGGCTGAAAGGTCTATGGATATTTTAAGCGTGTTGCTTCAGGGTGATGAGGAAGCAAAAGAATTAGCCAAACGAATTGATGTGTTTATCGAAACACGCAATGCATTAGTTAACAAAGTAATTAAGGAGAACAAATGAAAGATTTAATCAATGCCGCTAAGGTAATTAAACACATATGTATTTGGGTTATAACTGGTTCAGCGTTATATATTGCTATGTGGTTTGCACAATACGAACAATACATTCAGTAATGGGAGCGTTAAGAACAATTGTCTATACATTAGATGATGGACAAAAAATAACAGCACGTGAACTAGCTAAAATTTTAGGAGTGTCAGAGTCTGCCGCACGTAATAGATTAAACAGAAGTTCTGTACCTGAAAAAGTTTTTAAGCCTTACAGTCCATCGAATGGTGGCAAACCAAGAGGCTCAGAAAAACAAAAAATTATCGATGCTAAACGTAAAGAAGCAGAGATGATGAAACTAGCTTTAAAATTTATTTAATTAAATACTTTACTTTTTTATATCACCTATGGTATTATATCTCTGTTGACGATATTTTATCAACACAGTTAGGGTTCTTAGTCATGTTGTAGCTTAACTGGTGGAATGTATCAAAGCTAGATAGATTTGTTACCAGTATAGACAAAAGCGAATGTACTAAGTAATGCATGACTTAGTTTCATTAGATTGGGGTTCAAATCCCTACTTCATGACTAAGAACCTTAACAAACTTTTAAACTTATAGGAGATATAAAATGGAAAATTTAAGATTAGTAACTGAAGCTGACGAATATACAAGAGTATATGAGCAAAGCATATTCACTAGACCTGCTGTTTACATTGAAGGTTTTAACGACAAACAAGTTGAGACTCACAAAGCCATTGTAGATGGTGATGGCAATCCAATCGCAGTTGTTGGTAAGAACTACAACCTAGTTCAAAACGCTGACATCATGCCACAGTTCCACGATGTAATCATGGCATCAAGCTTAGATAAGACTGGCATGACTAAAGAAATTTCTTATTCACACAATGGTGCTAAGACTAAAGTTATTTACACTTTCCCTGCACATGAAATGGCAGTCGATGTAGGTGACCACGTACAACTTCAAATTATGGTACTTAACTCTTACGATGGTACTTGGAAGTTTATGTCTATGCTAGGAGCTGTTAGATTAGCTTGTATGAACGGTCAGGTTGTTGTTGATGCATTCTCTACTTATAGTGCTAAACACACAAAGAGCCTAGATGTTGACGTTGCTGTTGAGAAGCTTGAGACAGCTCTTGAGGTTTACGAAGCAAACGTTAAGCTATGGCAACAGTTCGCTAAGGCAGGGGTAACTAATGCTCAAGCTACAGCAGTCTTCCAACAAGTAGCAGGTAAGAGCGACAAGCTACAAATTCTACTTGAGGAGACATTCCTTAAATACAAGGCTGAGTTAGGTACAACTGTTTGGGCATTGTTTAATACTCTAACTGACTGGTCTAGCCACGCTAAATTTAAGAATGAGGCTAACAAAGTTGCTACGATATACAATCGTGAGGCTAAGGTAAGAAAAGTCATTCCTATGCTAGAATCTATGGCAATGGCGGCTTAATTAGATACACGCTAACAGGGAGGTTAATAGCCTCCCTTTTTTTTTGCATTTTTTTTTCTATTTAATTAAACACAAACATATTATCCATGGTATAATTACCTTGTAATTGAGATGAATTACACAACTTTTTAACTTATAGGAGATTTTATGACAATTACAGAAATGAGAAAATATTTAGAAGCACTTGAAGCTGAAGGTTATGGTGATAATATTATGAGAACAACTGTGACTGATTCAGGTAAACACAATTATTATGGTGCTGAAGCAGTATTTAAGGAATCAAGAACTGTACACAATTCATCATTTCCACAGACTACTTTTTATTTTGGTCTATGCGAATCTGATACTGGTGAGCATTATGATTCTAGCAAAAATGCAATAACACGTCCAATTATAACCTTTAGAAAAAAATCTTAATCCACAGGGGAGGTTAACAGCCTCCCTTTTTTTTTGCATTTTTTTTCTATTTAATTAAACAAAACCATATTAACTATGATATAATTACCCTGTAATTGAGATGAATTACACAACTTTTTAACTTATAGGAGATACAAATGGAAAACAATAAAGCAGTAACTGATTCATACATTAGCGTTTATCACAGAGCTTTCGAGGACGTTAACGAAATAAAAAAAGTAGCTGAAGTCGAAATTAATAAAGATGCTGACCTTGAGGCAAATGTTAATTGGGCATGGAGAGTTACTCAGAACATTGAAGGTTCATGGTCTAAAGGCAGATATTTTAACAATGGCGAAGTAAATGAAGACTACAGTCCATACGTTAAAGTTGTTGCTCCACTTGAAGAAACTGCTGATGGCAAATCAATGGGTCATAGGTCAAGTGCAATTGGTGACGTGTATGTATTTGAGTCAGGTGAAGCTTACGTTGTAAATGGTCGTGAAAACAGATTAGAATTAGTTGACCTTGATGCAATTTTAAAACTTGATGGTAGAGCTTCAATCGAACATTTATTTAATTAATTTAACCGGGGAGGGAAACCTCCCCACTTTTAACACATAGGAGATATTATGCAAATCGATAAAAACACACAAGCAGATTTTGATTTTTATTCAGACGTGGTTAAGGCTGATAGAGGTTGCCGCCCACGTGGTGCAGAGGCTGAATGGTTTTGTAATCTTTCTGAAGCTGACAGACAAGTAGAAATTCAGAGACACATCGACAGCGTTAACGAGATGGAAGAGTTTCTAGAAGCTGAACGCAAAGCTGACATCAAGTTCCTACAGTCGTTTGGTAACTTTACTGAAAAACAATTATCTGACTGGGGGTGTATTTAATTAAACAATAACTTACCGGGGAGGCACTAGCCTCCCTTTTTTTATTCCGGCTTTAGATTTCTTTTTCTGTGTCCGTTCCAAGCCATAAACCCACCAAGCCTTAAAGCATAATACGCAAGGTAATTAATAATCTTGAAACCGTTTACGTCAATGCATATATCTCTAAACAGTTCATCAGCTTCTTTTTGTGTCATCTTTCCTGTGTGACCTTTCTTGCCACCTAAATTAAGTGACTCATACTTGTATATCCAATCGTGTACTAACCCACCTGTAAGTAAAACTCCCATAGGCGATAACCAAGAACGCAATCCACCAAACTTAGGCACAGAAGCTCCGTCAAACACAAAGCCTTTAGGTATCTTATAATACTTTGGGTACTTGTTACCTTCATGTGTAATCGCAAACTTCCAGTCTTTTGTTATCTCCCACTTTCTTGTAGTCATTAACCACAACCAAATACCACCAAAAAAACCTTTGCTCTTTGTTTCCATAGGCACAGGCTTCATATGTGGCATATCTTCATACGTTATTTTTATAGCCATAGTTTCTCCTTATTTCTTAGCTAACTGAGCGCCAAAATAGAATTCTATAATCATGGTTGCCCATGAGAAAACCTCTTCTAGCTTCAATACTGCACCTGCTTGTACAGTTACATATTCAATTGTATCTCTTGTAAGTTGGAAACCCAAAATGGATACTCCTTCAACTATGTGAGGTACAACTGTTTCTATGTTCATTAGTGGTGGTGCAATTTGTGTAAATATTATTAATGCTAATATTACAAAAATTATTACCCTACGATTAAGTGCCGCCATTGGTGACTCTTTGTCTGCTCTATCTCTTGCCATGTTAATAGAGTCATTACGAGCCTGTAGTCCTTGCATCATTAGTTTCTGTTGCTCTTGTGCGGCATGTTGTTTAAGAGCAAACAATTTAGCAACAAAGCCAAGAGCTATCGGTGCTATGTTTGTAAGAAAACCAATCATACTAATTTAAGCAACAGTTCTCCTAGACCAAAATCTGTTGCAATCATTAAACCAAATCCAATCAATAAACCTTTGCCCATTGACATAAACTTTAAATTCATGTTTTTAATTTCTCTGACATCCTTATACAAATCTATTATTTGTTTTTCATGTCTGTCTAATTGTGCTTGTTGTTTTGCTGTCATTTTTTTACCTATGTTATCAGTTAGCTAGTGGATTGTCTAATGACTGCTGAATTCGCTTCATTAACTTTTCCTCTGTTTCATCTAGCTGTATGTCAAATTTATCAAGCTTGTTATCCATGTTTGTAATTCTTACGTCAACAGATTGTAACTTCTTGTCTAATCTATTCTCTAAATTATACTGGGAGTCTCTTAATCTTGATAGGTCTTCTTTAAGCTCTACTTTTATTTCTTTAGCTACAGTTTCAACCCTAAGTACGTCTGCTGATGTAGCTTCCATAGATGCCTGTATTGCTCCTAAGTCCAAATTTGCGATTCCTTCCACTTTCTGATACATCAAGAACCCTCCATAGAGTGAACCAATAATCGTTGAAAGCAAAGCAAATGCACCCACTAGCTGAGTGTATGTGAACCTCAGACTTCCTAACTTTAAAGGTTTATCTACTAAACCTTCAATTTCTGCTACCTTGTCACCTAAATCAGTTGTCAAATCCGTCTCCTTGTTGCATAGATTTTAACAGTTCTATTTCTTGTCGCAACTTTTCAACTTCTAGCCTACGTCTCTGAAGCTCAAGCTGATAAAGTGTGTTGCAGTTAATACGCTCATTAGGTGCATCAAGAGGTATAACGATTCTTGCGTAAACACCTATTTGTTTTGCTTCAGGGTTGTTTGGGTCTTCTTTACCAATAATTGGTGTTACAGCGTTATTCACAATGCCAGTCATGCCAACATCAAATACTGTTGACCCACCTATGCTGTTTGAACAGTCCAAGTCACCTGCTTTGATACTGTCTGTACCAAATGATGAGCCACCACTTGGCAGTTGTAGGTTTAAGGATGTGCTACTGTTAGCTATAACTTGTGTACTAAGCATTAGCAATAGCAGACATTTTATTTGAATTTTGAACATATCCTAGTAGCTAACAAAGTTTGACTCTCATCGTTACTCCTTAATTTAGATAAAGAACAGACATATCTAGCTTCTGTTATGTTACTTTCCCTAATGTATATATCAATCTTAACTTCTTGCAAGTATTCGACAGGGAGAATCTTATAAGCTGTAACAAAGGGTATTGGTTGCCAATCCCCATCGAATACTCCTATTTCATAATACTCTATATCAGGTCTAGAGTTCCACAACTTCAGTTGTGTTTTTTTTACTTCACTTATGCCACTTGCTTTCCAAGTAGGATAAGTAGGTGTTTGCTCATGACTATGTACTGCGTAATTAAACAGTAACAAACATAATGCTATTGAGCTACGCATTCAGCTAATACTACTGATTTATATGCACCACCCGGAAACGCTCTGTTACCACCATATACAGCTACTGATGTTGACTGTATCCAAACACTACCTGCTACGCTTAGTGCGTACTGTCTTGTTGCCCCACCATTTGTAGTCGTTGATGCAGTCTGATAGCCACTCATGCCATCTGCACCTGTAGCCTTTACAGACACAGCACCAGTCCACGTTACATTGTCAGACAATGATGGACTTGAGCTAAAGCTAGTAGGATATGACACCTGAGCATAATAGGCATTTGCTAGGGTGGTATCAAAGCGAATTACAGGTACTTGACCATTACTAGCAGGGTCAGTTGTAAGGGTATATGCGTTCGGATTGCCATATTTTCCATCGACAGTTGTCGCTACTGTGCATCTCGATTCTACTGTACCATTTATATCTGCGGCTATAATTGGTGTTGCACTAAGTATGAAGCTAAGTGCGATTAATAGTTTTTTCATTTGTATTGCTCCTCTATCATCTCGTTCATTCTCGCATCCTGCGATAAGCTCCTTAATGCTCTCCTATTATCCACTATAGTACCACCTTGTAAAGCTACAGCATCAGGGTAGTAATTGTCAGGTATCGTAGACACATAGTAGTTTGTTAAATTAGTTACATTGTTTAATTGTTGTAGTATGACTGACTGAGCTATCTCATTAGCAATAGTCAACGCATTTTCAACATCAGCTAACATAAACTCTAATGACTCTTCCTCCTCTTCTTCCTCTTCTTCTTTTTCAGCTTGTTCATCATCTAACAATTTTCTGTCTGTTTCAGCCTGTGCAATAGCAACTGACTCATCTTGCAAAGCATCGTAATCCGGTATCTCAGGTAATGGTGGTGGTTTAGGTTTTTTATATCCCGGACAGTTTGGGTCACTTTGTGGGTCGAAGCAAGGGTCAAATCTGTATATGTATCTAACATCTGCATTTTCTATACTGCCTGTACCTTCTTGTTTTAATCTACCATCACCAAAAACAGCAAGTGGAGTATATGGCAAAGCAATAGTTCTTCTTACTTCAGTTCCACCTTCACGCTGTGACCAGTCCTGTACATCCTTAAACACATACCCACCACCTACTTTATCGTTCTCAAGTGTAACAATGTAATCATCTTCTTTAGCTTTAATAGGTGTGTATTTGTAAGTTACTCCTGATATATCCATTCCACCGATACCATCAGCTCCTAAGTACGTAGGAGTCATTGACCATTGCAATCCATTAATAGCTACGTTAGGTGTATATCCAAAGCTGTAAGCTTGTATGCTAGAAGAATAAAAAAGCAGAAGCGATAGCACCCATAATCTTGATTGCATCATCTCTTTTCTCCTGTGCAGTTTTCTCGTGTTCACGAGTTGGTACTGGTATATCTTCAGTATGTACTTCC